TACTAACAGTTTTAACTGTGCTTTCGGATCTTACTGGACCCTGAAAAGTTGTATTAGCCATATTGGTCTCCATTCCGTCAACATAGTCTGAGACGTTGTCTACTGCATGAGTCTATGCCGACTATTTTAAAATTATGCAGTGTATTGAATATACGCTTTTAATATAGTGTTTGCAAATAAAAAGGGGCGCCGAAGCGCCCCTTAAAAGGTTAGCTTAGAGCTTACGCTCCTGGTGAACCGAATACTCCACGCCAGTCAGAGAAGCCGAAGCTGTATCTTTCTCTTGCTTTGTATCTTACGTTACCAGTATCAAAGTCACCTTCCATAGCAGTCTTAATAGGTGCTCTTTCGAACATTTTAAGACCATTAGGGATGTCAGTTTTGATAAAGAACGCATCTGTATCTGTTAGGAAGTTGTTTACAACAAATCCTTGAGGGATCATTCCCATAGATGAGATTGCGTTTAGATCGTTATCAGCAGTACCAACTCTTGCTGGTGACTTCATGATTCTTTCAGCTGTAAATCTTAGCTCAGAAGGAATAATCATTTTTACTCCTCTTGCAGCAATTTTTAAGCCTCTTTCATCAGTGAAAGCAGCAATGTCAATTAAAGCTTGCTCGATAGAAGTCTCAGATAGGTCAGCAGAAGTTGCTAACTCGTTTCTTTGATCTCCTGATTGTGAAGGGTGGTCAGTAGCGAAAAGCTCTTTACCATCTCCACCTGGGAATGAACTACTGAAACCATTGTTCAATATGTTCGCTCCTTTGATCTGCTTTGTTTGAGCCATAGATCTTGCTAGTGCTTTTGTGTAACGAGTTGCAATCGTGTCATACAAGTTGTCTTCAATCGCTTCTTCAGTAAGTGCGAATGCAAGTGCAACTGTTTCGTGTGTATAACGTGATGTGAAAGTCTCGTTAGCAGTGTCAAAAGTAACTGCAGAACCTTCAGCTTTTACGGCAGCGTTTGCAAAACCAGATAACATTACTTCTTCTTCAAAAGCTCTGTCACTGTTTTCAACGTCGAAAATCTCTAAGTGTTGATTTTCGTAGTTTTGATACTCAAGTCCAAATAATGCATTCAGACCTGGCTCTAGCTCTTTTGCGAGCTGTTGTCTTGATATAGCCATGTGTTAAATCCTCCTGCTATTATAATTGTGTTTTATGAGCATGCTCGTTGAACGCTACAATGTAGTTCGCATGAACAGCTAGCTCGTTGTTTTGCGGATCACCAGTAAAGCCTAGTGCTTTTAGTTGACCGTCTGTAGCAGCTAGATCAGACACATCCAACTCTAAACCAGATATACCAGTTGTAGTTGAACCTGAATGAGTAGCGACAGTGTCAGCCACTTTACCAATGTCAGCTTGTGCAGCAGCTGTAGCCGAGTCACCTTGTATCAAGAATCTTTGATACGGGTTGTCGAATACAAATGCTTTAATTGCTCCCTGCGTAATATTCGTTTGAGAATAAAAGTTAGAGAATTTTGGTTTTCCTGTTGAAGGGTCACTTTCGATGAAGCATCCATTGAATACTCCAATACCATCTTCGTTTGATACAGCAGCTTGTACATCTACAAAGCCTGCATTACTTGTATCAATCTCGACGATATCACCTTGGAAAATCGAATTAGACTGGTTGTCTTTGATTTGATATTCCGTAGTTTGAAAGTCACTTGAACTGCCAACAGTATTACCGATAGGTCTTAGACCAAAAGGGGCATCTTTATTTGCCATATTTGTTTCCTCCTTAAAGGTTATTGTTAGCGGTGGTAGGAATTACTAAAAAATTAGTTCTTCTTTGAGCCACCAAAAGTTACACGAGTCTGTCGATCTTGATTGATCGGCATACTTGGGTGCTGTTCCTTCAAGACATCGTGTTCTAAAGCTTCATTACGATCGGCAGTTTTCTGATCGAAATATGCCTCACGTTGCTTTGCGAGCTCTTCGGGTATCCTTGCCAGCACAAGGCCACCAACCCCAATCACTCCTGCGTAACGACCTTCTGTAACACTTGGATAATCAGTATCTGGATATTCATCAGCTCTTACTAAATCCCATCCGGATCTTATTTTGCCTGACATGTTCTTTGTATCATCAAAGCCCATACTTTCAGCGCGTATCCATCTGTGTCTGTAACCGTCTGGCGCAGGCGGTGCATCTAGTGATGATGGAGGAGTCCATACTTTAGGTCTTTCTTGTTTGACCCTAGATTGACTCACGCGGGAAGTTTTAACAGTTTTAGTTTCTGTATCTTTAGTCATATGCTTATACCTCCTTCGCGGCTAATTGTTTCGCATACTCTTCGAGTGGCACACCTAATCTTTTAGAAATTGCTACCTGTGATGGTGTGAGCTTCACAGTTTTTCTGCGTCCCTTTCCGGCCGGACGTTTTGCACTTGCAACAGTCTGAGCAGGTTGCTCTGCTGTAGTTGACTCATTATTACCGAATTTGTGTGGAAATTCAAGTCTTATTCGTTTATCCACCTCAGAATAATATTCATCTGATTGTGGGTCAAACCCTTCATCCTCTACAAGTTTTTTGTGGATGTCAAATGCTGTGTAAGTCATAGCATTATCCGTGCCAAACCAAGAGTTTTTGGATGCCCAAGTTTCTGCTTTTGGATCAACTGGTTGTTGAGGCTGAGCGTATTGGTCCTGTGGTTGGGGCACAATTTGTTCTTTTTGTGTCTCAATTTGTTGAGTTCTTTGCTCTTGAGCTTGTTTTAGTTGATTAAGTCTAGCTTCTTCCATAGCCATTTGAGCTATAGCTTTTTGAGCTTCAACTTGACCATCAACATCCTGCGACTCTACAGCTGACCTGTAAGCTAACTTTGCTGCATCCATGCCAGTATTTACTTTTGCCTCTAGTTCTTTTGTGTAACTATTACCAAGGGTATCATACTTGCCTTTCATCTGCTCAGCTTGAGTTTTGACTTGCTGTGCATATTGAATAGCTTCTTCTTTTTGCCTTTCGGCCTCACGCATTTTACGCGTAAGTTTAGCTATTCTTTTTTGAACGCCATCACTATATTCATCTAGCTCTTTTTTCTGTTCGCCAGCTTGAACATCAGACTGCTCACCAGATTTCTCAGGTGCGTCAGCGGACTTACTATCGTCTTCACTAATTTGTTCAACTTCTATTTTCTCCTCTTCTAATGATTGCTCTGGTGCCACTGCATCAAGATCAATCTCCGTTTCTTGTTCGTCGGTATCGCCGACGTCGACTTTTTCGTCTAGCATAGTTAATTCCTCCTATGAATTACATTGCGTGTAAGATGTCTTCAGGATTACTTATAGTCCCTAGCACCTCATCATCGTTTAACATTCTTATCTCACCACCATCAATCTCCATTCGTGACCCTGCATATCTTGCAAAGATCACCCAATCTTTTTCCTTGCACCACGGACCACTAGGGTATTTATCTTTATCCTTGTAACAAAGATCGCCCATCTTCAATACATATCCAACTTGCGTTGCGACACGTGCGCGGTCTAGTGTTTCTTGTGCAATAATTATTCCGCCTTTTGTTTCTTCTTTAACTTTAAAGGGCATAACTAATAAACGCCAACCTGTAGGGTCTGGCAGTTTTTCTAAATCTGTTTTTGAATTTTCTTTTTCTTGTGCGTGTTTTGAAATTTTTTTTGCGTCTTCTTCTGCGTTATATTTATTTTCTAATGCGTGTGATTTTGTCATCATCGTTGTCTGGCTCCTTTGGTTCTAGCAGGTTAGAGAGTTCCTGATTTATTAAATCGATACTATGTATCTTACCTAAGATATACTTGTAATCTTCCATGCTGTCAACCCCGCCTCCGGCTAGGCTTTGAACTAGAGCCTCCATGTGCTCCTGCATGTTTCTTTTCAGTTTGTATATTACGTTTACTGGATCTATAGCTCCTGACATGTTTTTTCTCCTTGTCCCCCAAGTTTTCCCAGAACTCGTCCAACGTGTTCTTAGGCTTGTTATCCTCCCCCATTGTATCCCCCCAATGCGTAAGTTACTCACTATTTTTTCTTGAAAATATCAGCTCCCTTGAGTCCGTATATACTAGCTACGACCCC